CCACCGAGTGGAAAGGCGAGGAAACCACTGGAAAGCATTCGCAAGGTGCCTTTCCCTTTCTGGCGGCTGTTCAGCCCGCCAAAGCCGCGCCAGTGGCCTTCATCGCTGCCTGTGATGACGTTGGCGCGATGCGCTACGCCACACAGACCAGCGGCCTCGATGACTTCGAGGTTGCCGACGAGCTGGCTATCTCACACGGCTACATGAGCAAGGTGCTGCACGGCACCGCTGGCCTGTACGGCAGGCGCCTTGTGCGGTTCATGCGCATCACCGGTTCCATTGCCCCGCTGCAGTGGCTGGCTGAGCAAATGGGCTGCGAGGTCGTGGTGAAAGACGCCCGCGCCGCTGAAGTGGCTGCGCTGCAGTCGCGCCTGGCCGAGCTGACCAGTCGGAGGGCCGCATGAGCACCGCCCGCTTTTGCCTGGTCCTGAAGCTGGCCAGCGGCAAGTGGCTCACCCGCAAGGAACTGGCCGCAGCCGCCGGCACCCGTCGCAACAACATCGAGCAGCTAGTCGCCCAACTGGTCGAAGAAGGTTTGCTCGTTGAGCGGCCCCGCGCGAAGACGCCAAAAACCGTGGGCGGCTTTGCCCCTGCGGAGGTCACTGTTTCCGCAGCCTGGGGGGAGGCACCGCCGATGTCTGACCGCATCCGCACAACCCCAGACGTGGCTTGGCGGGCCGCCGGCATTGGCATGAGCGCCAGCAGGCTCTGCATGGGCTGCAACACCGCCAAGAGCCAGACCCGCAGCGCAGGGCAGGGCGTTCGCTGGCGCTGCGCCGCTTGTCTGGCCCAGCGTGAGCAGCAGCGGAAGGCGGTGGCCCATGCGTGACTACGCCAAGCTGGCGCCCACCTTCTGGACCGGCACCACGGGCAAGGTGCTGCGCAAGAAGGGGCCCGAGGCTGTCGTCGTCGCACTCTACCTGGTCAGCGCGCCGGGTTCAAACATGCTGGGCCTGTACTACCAGCCCCTTCTTTTCATGGCCCACGAGACCGGATTGGGCATCGAAGGGGCTTCGAAGGGCCTTCAAGGGTGCATCGAAGCTGGTTTCTGCAGCTACGACGAAGAGTCCGAGATGGTCTTCGTGCACGAGATGGCCGCGTGGCAGATCGCTGACGAGCTTTCCTCGAAAGACCTGCGCTGCAAGGGCATTCAACGCGACTACGACGCCCTGCCTGACTGCCCGTTTTTGGTGGCCTGGTACGAGCGATACGCCCCTGTCTTTCACCTGACGCGCCGCCGCGAATCTGGCGCCAAGTCTTCGACCCCTGCACAAGCCCCTTCGAAGCCCCTTCGAAGCCAGGAACAGGAGCAGGAGCAGGAACAAGAGCAGGAAGAAATACCAAGCCTGCTAACGCAGGCTCCCGCTCTTCCGCCGGAAGACCGGCCCCAGCTCAGCCTGGTTGGTGAACCTTCGGCAAAGCCCAAGGGCCCGCCCGACTGCCCCCACCAGGCCGTGCTCGCCCTGTGGGCCGAAGTCCTGCCGGCCATGCCCCAGCACCTGCCCAGCCAGTGGCGCGGGACCAGGGCCGACCACCTCCGGGCCCGCTGGCGCGAGACCGCGACGGAGAAGGGTTGGCGAAGCGAAACCGAGGGCATCGAGTACCTGCGCCGGCTTTTCGCCTACGTCGGCAAGTCCGCGTTCCTGACCGGCCGCACCAAGACCGCAGACGGCCGGCGCCCCTTCACCGTCGAGCTGGAGTGGCTCGTCAACCCGACCAACTGGGCCAAGGTCCACGAGGGCAAGTACCACACGGAGGCCGCATGAAGCGCGCAGTTTTCGACCCGACCCAGGACATGGGCAAGGGCAACCAACCGGCCATCGCCTACGGCGACAAGTCCCGGTGCCACGCCGACAACTGCCCCTGCCGCGGCACGGTCAGCCTGGGCGGTGGGCCTTTCCTCTGCGCCTACCACGCATGGGCAGACGGCCGCGAGTGGGGGCGCATCACCGCGGCTCTGCATGAGCACGCCTGGTTCCTGGAGTTCATCGCCGAGGCCACGCGGCTGCACCTGTACCCGGATCGCAAGGGGCGGTACTGGGAGGCCAGGGCCCGGGAGTTTTGGACCGAGCAGCCCGACATGCAGCCGACGCCGCGCGAGTGCGGCAAGTGGCCCGAGTACCTGACCCGCCTGCGCCAGGAACTGGCCTACAGGGTCGGCGCGCGCAAAGACCGACCAGTGCCGCTGGCCCCCGAGCCGGCAAAGCAAGCGCAAGCCAAGCGCGCAGTGGTTCGTGAAGTCGAGGAGGCGATGCAATGAGCGGCGCCAACACCCAGGCCTGCATGGGCGGGTTCTGCACCCAGCGCGGACAGTGCGCCGACTACCTGCAAGCCGACCGACTGGCCCAGGAGCCCAGCCAGCGGAAGTGCCCGCGCGGCCAAGAGGCGCCGGTTGCGCTGCACGGCACCGCACGCGACCGAATCCTGGCGGCCCTCACTGCCGCCGGTTCTGACGGCGTACGAAGGTCTGCGCTGTTGGGTCTAGCTCCCGCCCGCGGCATGGAAAAGGCGCTGATCAAAGGCGTCAAAGCCGGTGCATGGTTCAGCAATGGCCGCGGCAACAACATGACGCGGTACTTCCTTCGCCACGCCGACATGCTGGTGGCGATGGCGGCAGAAGAACGGGCGATGGCCGAAGCCAAGCGGGCGCGGGACCGCAATCGAAAGCGGGTTCGTGTGCGCGCCAGCGGTAAGCCCGTCAAGCATCGCGCGAATGCGAAGGCCTCCGTCTGCAAAACAGCCCGCGAGTGGAGGCAGGAGCCGGAGAAGCCGAAGCCAGACACCAGGCCGGTTGTAGTGCCGGCCACTGTCAACGTGCATCGCATCCCGACGCCGCCGTCCCGCTACGCCTTGAGCAGGGTCGAGCCGATCTTCAGTGGCCTGCACTTTGGCATGTACTACCCGGCAGAAACCGCGGTGACCAGGGCCTATGCCCAAGGGGGTGCGCTGTGATCACCCTCACCCTGCCGTACCCCTTGAGCGCCAACCGCTACTGGCGCCCCGTGCCCATCGGGAAGCACATCACCATCGTGCCGACCAAGGAGGCGAAGCAGTACCGCAAGGACGTGGCCGCACTGTGCGCCGCCGCCGGCATCCGCGCGCCGCTGTCGGGCCGCGTGTCCGTGGCCGTCCAGCTCTACCCGCATCGGCCCCTGGACTGGCAGAAGCGCCAGCGCCAGCACGGCGCGGCCTGGGATGACACGGTGCAGTGCATCGACGTGGACAACGCCAACAAGGTGCTGCTGGACGCGCTCAAGGGCGTGGCCATCGACGACGACAAGTGGGTGCGCCGGCTGACCGCGGAGCGCATGGAGCCCGACGCCCAACCCGCCCGGGTGGTGGTGACCATCACGCCCCTGGCCAGCACCGCACCGCAGCAAGGCGACCTCCTGGCGGTGGCAGCGTGACCGTGATCCTCCGCCCGCCAGGCCGCGGCAACTGGAAGCCGGTGGTGATGACCATCGCGCAGAGCCGCAACAGCCCGCTTCCGCTGTGCGTGGAGGTCGGCCAGATCGTGCCCATCGGCGGCCAAAACCTGCGCGTGGTGGCGGTGCTGGCATGAAGCGCGCCGCCCGCCTCGCCATCCTGACCGCGGCTGCGCTGTGGGGCCTCGCCCTGCTGTCGGCCCTGGCCCGCGGGAGCGCCTGACCACATGCTGCAGCAGCTGCCCCTGTTCGACCTGCCAACCGCTGAGCCAGCGCAGCCGCGCCCGGCCCGGCCTGTCACGGTCCACAGGTCAGCAGCCACCAAGCGCCGGCCGCTGCAGCAGCTGGCCCTGCTGTTCCGGCCGCGGCATGAGGCCACCGACCCGGAAGACAGCGACTGGGATTACCCCGAGCACACGCGCATTCGCGCCACCGACGCGCCAGCGCCAAAGGTCCGCGCCCCGGCCAGCGTGTTCGACCTGGCCTTGTGCCCTGTCCGCGTGCGCATGGCGCAGACCAGCCCCGACACCGGAAGCAGCACCCGCATCGTGCGCGAGCCGAACGGCCTGGTGCGCGTCACCCGCGTGGCCATCCAAGAAACCGACGAGTGGCGCGAGCGCGAGCGCATCCGCCGGGCGAAACAGAAGCCGCCGAAGCCTGTGCGGGCGGCGAAGACCAAAGGAGAAAAGTTGATGGCGATGATCGGGGGCGACGATGGCGCGACCTTCTAAGCTGACGCCGGCCCAGTGGGCGGAGGTGGAGCGCCGGATTGCCGAAGGCGAGGGTTTGAGCGCCATTGCCAGAGAGTTCGGCGTAAGCAAGTCGACCATTTCCGGCCGGGTTTCCGGTCAAACCGAACGCGTTCAAAAAGTCGCGCACCAGCTTGTGCAGGCACAGACGGCGCTGTCGACGCTACCCATGCGAGAGCAGCACCTCGCGGTCAACTTGGCTGAGAAGCTGCGCAACATGAGCGCCAGCTTGGCCAGCGCTGCAGAGATCGCAGCCGAGAACGCGCTGACCCTGCAGGGCATGGCCAGCAGAGACCTGGCCAAGGTCAACAAGAGTTCGCACGCTGCAGACCGAGACAAGCTGCAGGGCGTAGCCGCCTTGATCAAGATGGCGAACGAAGCGGCGGTAACGCCCATCGGCATCCTGGCCGCTCACAAAGAGCGGGTGAAGGCCTTGGACGAGCCGCAGGACGATCTGCCGACGACTGTGGAGCTGGTGGCGCCTGGTGACAACAGCACGGCTTGATATCCCACCGAAGCTGATCCCGGTCTTCACCGGGCCGGCACGCTACCGCGGAGCCTGGGGGGGCCGGGGCAGCGCGAAGACCCGCACCTTTGCACTGATGACCGCCGTACGTGCGTTCATGTTTGCCCAGGCCGGCGTGAGCGGCGTGATCCTCTGCGGGCGCGAGTTCATGAACAGCCTGGAAGAGTCCTCAATGGAGGAGGTGAAGCAGGCCATCCGCTCTGTGCCCTGGCTGAACTCGTACTTCGAGATCGGCGAGAAGTTCATCCGCACCAAGAACCGGCGCGTGTCCTACGTCTTCGCCGGCTTGCGTCACAACCTCGACAGCATCAAGTCGAAGGCCCGCATCTTGATCGCCTGGATCGACGAGGCCGAGGGCGTCAGCAAAACGGCCTGGGTAAAGCTCTCGCCAACTGTGCGCGAGGACGGCTCCGAAATCTGGATCACATGGAACCCGGAGAACGAGGGTAGCCCTACCGACGAACGGTTCCGCCAGAACCCTCCTGCTGGCGCAAAGATCGTGGAGATGAACCACGGCGACAACCCGTGGTTTCCTGACGTGCTGGAACAAGAGCGCTTGCAAGACCGCGAGCGCATGGACGATCAAACGTACCGCTGGGTCTGGGAGGGTGCCTATCGCAAGGCCAGCGCCGCGCAGATCCTGGCGGGTAAGTACCGCATTGAGGAGTTCACGCCAGCAGCGGGCTGGGCTGGCCCTTACTTTGGGCTTGACTGGGGCTTCTCCCAAGACCCGACCGCAGGTGTGAAGCTGTGGATCAACGACCACCGGCTGTACGTGGAATACGACGCCGGCAAAGTGGGGCTTGAGAACGACGACATCGCCGAGTACATGATCGAGAGGCTTCCAGGCGTTGAGCTGCACACGTCGCGCGCCGACAGCGCTAGGCCTGAGACGATCAGCCACGTTCGAAGCACCGGCGAAGGCCGTCGCAGGGCGCTACCCAAGATCGTGCCGGTCGAGAAGTGGCCGGGCAGCGTTGAAGACGGCATCGCCCACCTGCGGAGCTACAAAGAAATCATCATCCATCCGAGGTGCACAGGCTTTGCGCGTGAGGCGAGGCTCTACAGCTACAAGGTTGACCGCCTCACAGGCGACGTGCTGGCCGATGTCATCGACGCCAACAACCACTACATGGACGCCACCCGGTACGCCCTGGGGCCGCTGATCCGCAGGGCAAAGCAGGCCGGCATCTTCGTCTGACGCCTTATCCCGCCCTGGGCCTGCTTCCTAGCATGCGCCCATGGCTGAAATGACCGTCAACGAATACGAGGTGCGCCGGGCGCGCGCTGCGCTCATGGGCGCGCTGGACGCCAAGCGGCCGACCGCGTGGGACCAGTACGGCTGGCCGGTGGAGGTCAGCTTCGAGCAGCTGTTCACCGCCTACATGCGCACCGGTGCCGGGCATGGTGCCGTGCACCACATCCTGCAGCGCTGCTGGCAGAAGGGCCCGCGCATCAAGCAGCCGGGGGCCGACAAGGAAACGCCTTGGGAACGGAAGACGGCCCAGGCCCTGCGCGCGGTTCGCGCCATGCACAAGCTGCGCGACTTCGACCGCCGCAACCTGGTGGGCCGCTTCGCCGGCCTGATCTACCGCGTGGCCGACAACGCCGACCTGTCGAAGCCGCTGGGCACCGGCAAGCTGGTGGACCTGGTGCCGGTGTACGAGGGCCAGCTGCGCGTGACGCGCTGGGACAGCGACCCGGCCAGCGCGACCTATGGCAAGCCGCTGATGTGGCAGTACCGCACCCGCGACCTGACAGCCACCGACACCCAGGGCAAGCCCGAGCAGTGGGCCGACGTTCACCCGAGCCGCATCCAGATCCTGGCCGAGGGCTCCGGCGGTGGCGACTTCTTCGACGGCGTGCCGCTGCTGCTGCCCGTGTTCAACGAGTTGGTCAACTTGGAGAAGGTCAGCGGCGGCGCGGCCGAGAGCTACCTGAAGAACAGCGCGCGCACGCTGACCGTGAACTTCGCGCCCGACGCCAGCCCCCAGGTAATCACACACAACCCGGACGGCAGCACCAGCACGAAGAGCGTGCACGAGGTGGTCGAGGACCAGACGCGGGCGCTGAACCGCAACCAAGACGCCAGCATGGTGACCCAGGGCGCCACCGTGTCCACGCTGCAGACCGCCGTGAGCGACCCCACCGGCACCTGGACCGTGGCGGCCAACGCCTTCGCGGCCGGCGTGCGCATCCCGTTCACCATCCTCTTCGGCCAGCAGACCGGCCGCCTTGCCAGCGACGAGGACAAGCAGGCCGACGCCGCGCGCTGTGCCAGCCGGCAGGAAACCGAACTCACGCCGATGCTGGAAGAGTTCGTGAAGCGGATGCAGGCCATCGGCGCCATCGAGGCGGGCGACTTCGAGATCGAGTGGCCGCCGGTGGACGCCCCGGGCGAGAAGGACAAGGCCGAGCTTCTGGCCACGTACACGGCGGCGATGCAGCAAGCATTTGCCGCGGGCCTGTCCGAGCCGCTGTTCGACGCGAACGAGCTGCGCCAGGTGGCCGGGTTCGAGGCGCGCAAAGACGACGGCATGCCGCAAGAAGGAACAGCGCCCTCCGACGACCCGGCCGCCGCTCCGGAATCCACTGGCGCGCCGATGCCGCCTCCCTAGCATGCCTCAGGCGGATAGGGTCGCCCCCGAAGAGCCTTAAGCAAGCCTGCCGCCTTTGTCATGCTGACCAAGGGGCTGACCTTGAAAACTGAACCGACCGCCGCGCGCCTGCGCGAGTTGCTTTCTTACGATCCTGCCACTGGCACATTCACCCGCAAGACAGCAAGTGGAACGGCTCAAGCCGGCGCTGTCGCGGGGTGGATTTGCAGTAACAGCGGGTACCGGATCATCACCATCGATGGCAGGAAGTGCCGCGCTCATCGCCTCGCTGTGCTGTACATGCATGGCAAGTTGCCAACCAAGGAGGTGGACCACCGAAACGGAATCCGGGCCGACAACCGCTGGGACAACCTGCGCGAGGCCAGCAGGCAAGAGAACTGCCAGAACCGCAGCGCCAGCAAAAAGAACACGAGCGGCTTCCCTGGCGTGACATGGGATGCGAGCCGAAGAAAGTGGGTTGCGCAGGTCAAAGCCGAACGCCGAAACCATTACCTCGGGAGATTCGACTGCCCAGCAAAGGCGCATGCTGCATATCTGGCCGCAAAATCGCGGCTGCATCCGTTCAATCCGGGTGTGCGCCAGCCGTGAGGACCAAGCCCCGCCCGGCCTCGCCGATCATCCCGGGCAACACCACAGACCGCACCGGCACGGCCGGCATCCTGCGGCGGGCCCGGGCCGAGATCAACCGGCGCTTCGCTGGGCTGCAGGCTGAGGTGCTGGCGATCTTCGGCCGCATCCGCACGTATGAGCTGAACGAGGCGGCCATTGCAGCGCCGGCCCCGGCCCCGAAGCCCCCGCCCCGCATCGTCTACGCCCTGACGCCCGACGAGATGGCTCAGGTGGCGGCAGACCTGCAGGCCGCGCTCGACCGCTGGGTGCTGGCCGGGCGGGAAGCCCGCTACATCGCCTGGTGGGACAAGTACGCCGCCGAGGCGCAGCAGCTGGGCACCGCGCAGAGCGTGGCGAACCTGACACAGCTGTCGGCCAGCTACGCCGCCACGCGCACGCTGGAGCGGGTCATCTTCTCGGAGCCCTACGCCCTGCGGGCCGCCACGGCGCGGTTCAAGAGCTACGAGCACTGGACTGGACTGGCCGCCGAAGCCCGGGCAGATCTGGCGCAGATCATCGGCCGCGCCGTGGTGGACGGCAAGAACCCGCGGGCCGTGCGCGCTGAGATCGCCGAGCGCCTGGGCGTGAGCAAGAGCCGGGCGCTGGGCTACGCGCAGACCGACATCACCGACACGCTGCGCCAGGCGCGCGCAGCCGAGGCCGACGCGGCCCAGGAGCAGTTCGGGTTTGCGGTGGGCCTGCTGTGGACTTCGGCGCTCCTGCCGACCACGCGGGCCACGCACGCGGCGCGCAATGGCAAGGTCTACACCACCAAGGAAGTGCGCGAGTTCTACGCGGTGAACGGGAACCGCTACCGCTGCCACTGTGGGCAGACCGAGTGCCTGTTCGACGAAGAGGGCGAGCCGATCATCAGCGACAGCGCGAAGGCCACGCTGGCGAAGGAGCTGAAGGCCTGGGAGAGGGCGGCCAAGCGGTGACGTCTTCCTAGCATGCCCCAGGCATCTACCTGAGGGCATCGCATGGCACGCAAGCGCGTACACATCCTGTCGGCGGTCAACGCCGCCAACGTCTCCAAGACCGGCAGCACCTACACGATCAAGGACGTGTGCGGGGCTGTCGACGGCATCGTCATGAACTCGATGCTGTACCCGGGCCAGCAGCTCGCCAGCGCTGCGACCAGCCTGGAGGGCAAGCCCGCACCGGCCGGGCACCCGAAGAACTCCGCGGGCCAGCACATCAGCGCCACCAACGGCGATGCACTGCTGACCGCCTACGTGGGCGCCATCTGCCGCAACGCGCGCCACCAAGGCGGCCGCACGCTTGTCGACGTGGTGGTCAACGAGGCCCAGGCCCGGGCCCACCCTGACGGCGTGCGCCTGGTCGAGCGCCTGGACGCCGCGATCACCGGCAACAGCGCCGACCCGATCCACGTGAGCACTGGCCTGTTCTGCGAGGCCATCGAGGCCAACGGCGAGAGCGGCGGCAAGAGCTACAGCCGCATCGCCACGGCCATCAAGTACGACCACTTGGCGATCCTGCTGAACGAGCAGGGCGCCGGCACGCCGGCCGATGGCGTGGGCATGTGGCTGAACGCCGAAGGCCAGCCCGAAGAGGTCGAGCAGGTGACCCTGCAGGCCAACGCCGAAGACAAGCGCAGCGCGGGCCTGAAAGCCTGGGTGCTGCGCCTGCTGGGCAACAGCGGCAGCGCCGACATGAGCTTCGACGCCATCCAGTCGGGCCTGCACGCGCTGCTGCCCGAGGGCGGCTGGCTGCGCGAAGTCTTCGACCGCTACGCCGTCTGGACCGACAAGGACGGCCGCCTCTGGCGCCAGGACTACACGGTCGGCTCGGACGGCTCCCTAGCATTTGCCGGGCAAGTGCAAGAGGTCACCCGCAAGGTGACTTATGAACCGATCACCAACAGCAGCAAGGAAGACCCTGTGAAAGATCAGATCCTCGCCGCGCTCAATGCAGCCGGCATCAGCACGGCGGGACTGGACGATGCCCAGCTCCTCGCCGCCTACAACTCCATGGTGGCCAAGCCGCACAAGGACGCCCTGACCGCGGCCAACAGCAAGCTGGCCGAGTTCGAAGCGACCGCCCGCGCCGCCGAAGACGCCCAGGTCACCGAACTGGCGACCAAGCTGGCCACCAACAGCAGCACGCTGAGCCTCGACGACTTCAAGGCCCTGGGCCTGAAGCGCCTGCAAGAGCTGGCCGCCAAGGCTGCGCCCGTCATCACGGGCAACGCTGGCGCTGGCACCACCGGCGACGACGAGTTCGCCACCTACGACCCGAACCAGTTCCTGAAGGAGGGCAAGTAAATGTCCGGCAATCGCATCTACCGCGGCCCCACCGACCGCCAGCCCGTTACGATCAGCGACAAGACCGTCGCCGCGGCCCTGCTGCCCGGCACCTTCGTCGTTGAAGGCGCCTCCAGCTTCAGCCAAGCCACCGCCCCGCAAGGCATGGTGCGCCTGCTGAGCAACCGCGACTTCTACAGCACCGGCCAACTGGACGCCGTCGACCCGCTGCTGCAGGCCTACGCCAGCGGCGACACCGCGGTGGCCTACAAGGTCGAGCCCGGCCAGGAATACCAGGCCGCCGTGGCCGCTGCGACCTACACCTTCGGCCAAGAGCTGACCATCGCCGCCGCCGGTCGTTTGGCTGCTGCCGCCACGGGCAACCTGGTGGTGGCTTTCGCCCGCGAGGCCGGCGCCAAGTCGGCCGGTGCCCTGATCGACATCGAGATCGCCAACGCCTACGCCAAGGCGTAAGGAAGGACAAACAATGCTCCGCTTCACCCCCGAACAGGCCCTGGCCGTCAACTCGGTCCGCTCCAACTTCAACCGCCGTCAGACGGCCCTGGCCGCCACGTTGACCGCCAACGCGGCCATGCTGGAAGGCAACGCCGCACCGGTGCCCATCGACGCCTGGCGCCGCATCGACGACCGCTCCAGCGCCATCCAGCGCGACGTGCTGCAGGTGTTCAACACCCTGGCCGCCGCGAACCAGACCCCGGTGGTGGTGGCCGACCTCGTCAGCTACTACGCCAAGATGGGCGACAGCGGCGAGGCCCACGTCAGCCTGGACGGTCGCAGCAAGGCGCGCGGCGACCAGGCCAACGTCAGCATGTCGGGCACCCCGGTGCCGGTCATCGACAGCGTGGCCTCGTTTGGCTGGCGCCAGATGGAGGTCATCCGCCGCGGTGGCGGCATGATCGACACCGACACCATCGCCAACCACCAGCGCAAGGTGGCCGAGAAGCTGGAAGACATGGCCATCAACGGCGCCCCGAGCGTCACGGTGGGCGGCTCGACCATCCACGGTCTGCGCACCTTCCCCGACCGCAGCACCGACACGCACGGCCTGACCCTGGCCACCGCGACCGGTGCGCAGTGGCTGACCGCCATCCGCAAGGGCATCGTCAAGCTGGAGGCCGACAACGCCTACGCCCGCGTGACCGTGTTCGTGAACTGGGCCGACTACAGCTATGCCGCTGCAGCCGACTACGCCACGAACTACGCGAAGACGATCCTGGAGCGTCTGCGCGAACTGGGCATCGACCTGGTGGCGGCTTCGCGTGTGCCGGCGAACGAGCTGCTGTTCGTGGCTGGCCTGGCCACCGGCGAGTGGGGCTCGATTCTGTCGGCCATGCCGCTGACGACCCGCCCGAAGGTGCGCCAGAACCCGGAAGACGACTACGTCTTCACGGCGATGGCCATGGCCGCTCCGCAGTTCCGCAGCGATGCGAACGGGCAGAGCCGCATCGCCCACGTGACCCAGGCCTGAGCGAGGCGCCAGCATGAAGGTGACCATCACCCACATGAAGGCGCCCTGGCCCGCAGGGGTCAAGGTCGGCGACTGCGTGGCTCTGGCCGCTGCGGTTCTGCCGGCCTGGGCCAAGGGCAAGTGCGTCGAGGCGGCAGCCGATGCCGAGCCCGTGGCCCTGTGGGAGCCGGCAGCGGCCCCCGCGGAGCCCGAGGCAAAGCCGGAGCCCACCGCAGCCGAGGTCGCGCAGCAGTTGCGCGAGCAGATGGAGCAGGCAATGCAGGAGGCTGAAGCCCGCCAACAGCAGGCGCTGGGAGACGCCCAGCAGCAACTGGCGGCCCAGGCTCAGCAACTGCAAGCGGCCTTGGCGCAGATCGAAGAGCTGAAGACGGCGAAGCCCGAAGCAGCCCCCGCTGCGCCACCGCCGGCCCAGGCCGAAGCCCCGGCCGAAGAAGCCCCCGCCCCGGCCCCCGCGCCCACCAAGGGCAAGAAGGCCTGACGCGCCATGATCACGACGACCCAAGCCGCTGAGTACCTGGACGCAGTGCTTGGCGTCGTCGTGCCCTCTTTCGTGCTGGACGCAGCTGTCGCGCGCGTGCAAGCCGCAGAGCCGGCCATGGTGGCCGCCGGCTACACCGACGCCACCCAGACCCTTGTGCAGTGCATGGCCGTCGCCCTGGTGGCTTGCACTGGCTCTCCGCGCCGTCTGGCATCGCGTGGCGCCCCCTCTGGCGCTTCGCAGAGCTTCACCAACGACCCCAAGGCCCTGACCCAGCTGCGCCGCTCCCTGGCCGCTCTGGATACCGCTGGAACCACTGCCGCCATCGTCGGGCCCGATCCCGCTGGCGGCACGCTGCTGTTCGCGGTCTGCTGACCGTAGCGCCTTCCTAGCATGCGTGGGGTTCGATAAGGAGCCCCACACATGGCAGACCTCAGTTTCGGCGCAAGCGCCAATGTCTTCATCGACGCCGGCCAGGTGGTGCGAGTCAGCACCAGCGGCGTGGCCACGGTGCAGATGCAGTACGGCGGCCCCGGCGGCACCGACACCATCACCGCCAACACCCGCGACTACGGCCCCTACGGCGTGCCGGCCAAGATCAGGATCACCGCGACCAGCGGGACCGTGACCTACCGGGAGCTGGACGAAGACCCCGGGTTTTCGCAGTCGGAGGCATCGACGCTGCGCGGCCTGGTGTCAGGGGCTGGGATGTCGGCCTGCGGCATCCCTCGCATCCTCCCGCCATCGGGCACGCTGGCTGACAACGGCGCGCTGACTCTGAGCGCCGCGCTGAACATCGCGGCTTTCCCATACGCCTGCTATGTGTTCTTTGCGGGCGCGGTCGTCACCGCATCCATCAGTGGCACGACATTGACGGTCACTGGCGTGGCGTCCGGTAACTTGGTGGTCGGTAGCGTCCTGTACTGTCCCGGCATTGTGGCTGGCACGCGTATTACCGCGCTGGGCACCGGCACCGGCGGGACTGGCACGTACACGGTCAACAATTCGCAGACGGTCGCATCGCAGTCCATTCGCGCAAGTGTTCTGGGCTATCGCCCGGGGGGTAATGTCCCCGATGACGGCCTCTACTACACCGTCATGTCGTCCACGACCGTGGGTGTCGTTTACGACAATGCCTATCTGCCCGCGTCTGGTGTCACGCCGAGCATCCCAGCCTCGCCAACGGCCTTTGCGCTGACTGCGGGGGGCGCGTACACCCAGGTCATCAGCACCTCGGTGAACCCCAATATCGCCCTCGCAGGATTTTTGGTGCCAGGTGGGCGGATGGGTGCAAATGGCAGTGTGAGGTTTACGGCGCTGCGCAACTGGATTAGTAGCGCCAACAACAAGGCCATTCGCGTCGTCTCCGGTACTCAAACACTGGCGTCGACAAACGACACGACCGGGGGCGCCATCACGTCAAACTGGACGCTCTGGAATCAGGCATCGCAAATCCGTAACACGATGGTCGGGGCGGGCTTGGGCGACGGCAACGGATCTTCAGCATTTAACCAAGTGGGGATTGATACCTCGCAGGATTTTGTGGTGACGCTGGCGGCGAGCCTTGCATCTGCAAGCGATTACACGTTGATCGGCGCCTCGAAAATGAGTATTGACCCTTTTATCTAGGGTCGGATAGCGGGGGGCAGTTGGTGCTGTCCTCCGCTACCGTAAATGTGCCCGCAGATTACGCAGCCATGACGATCTGGCAGGCCGGTACATCGGCCCCCGAGTTGACATACAGCGCGATGCGCAACTGGGATTTTGGTTCTGGCGGATCAATCGGTGACCAGGCAATCGTCAAAAATATCGCAACCGGTCCGGGATCATACACATGGGCGCCGCTTGATGCGTTTGTCAACGCATCCGTTGGCAAGGGCATGATTTTTTGCCTTGGCCAGCCAGCGGACTGGATGATTCCTGGGCGGTCAGCGCTTGGCGGGGCGAGCAAAGGCGGCAAGGCCAATATGTGCCCGACAGGATCAACGGAGTTGTCAAACTACACGACGGCTATTGCCGCCATCGTCCAGCGCGTCAAAGACGTTCACGGCCGCACTGGCGTGCGCTGGGAGCTTTGGAACGAATTCAACGACTCCAAGTATTACGCCGATGTTTACTCGTCTCTTGGGCCGTACACAAAGGCTGTTGTCGAGGCTATCAAAGCGGTTGATCCGACAGCGAAGATCATGACGCCATCGACCTCGTACAACCTTTTTTCAACGCAGGATATTCAGACCGGCTATTTGGTGACGAGCGACGGCGCTGGCGGCAAAGCTGGGCAATATTGCAACGAGTTGTCGATCCACTATTACAACGACCCCCGCGATCTTTCGACCGACACGCCGTATCGAATGTTCAGCTATGTTCAAAGTGCCCGCAATTCGCTCGGCCTGGCGGGCATGTCAATGCCTGTTTACGTGACCGAGAGCGGCTGGCTGGCCGACGATGACGTTGATACCTACAAAACAAAGTTGGCCCGCAGAATGATTGTTTTTGCAGCGCTTGGCTGCAAAGGCATCGTTGGCTACGCCGCGAACCTTAATTTCGGCGGCGCAATCAGTCTTAACGATGCGCGGATTGCGCCGACCTGGAACGCGTGGGCTGCCAGGTTGGCCGGGTCAACGATAAGTCGGCTCGTGCGCAACCGCGACGGCGGCGTCGAGGTTGACATCAACGGTCAGACGTTCGTTGTATAGCCCTGATCCCATCCCCTGCTGGTGGTGACAGCGCCCACCTAGTGAGTCGCGGGCAGGGGCGCTCCCTAGCATGCCCCGCATGTCCTCAACAGCCCGTTGGTCCTACACCGCAAAGGCCACCCTGTGGGCCAAGTCGAGCCGCGACGGCTGGACTGGCGCGCAGGGCTTCGCCGCGCCTGTGGCCATCGACTGCGACTACAGCACCAAGGCTGAGCAGCGCCGGGACAGCAAGGGCGTGGAGTTCACCGCGACCCTGACGGTCTACACCGAGCGCCAGGGCATCAAGCTGGGCGACCGCATCCTGATCGGCACCAGCACGGCCAGCGACCCTATCGCAGCCGGCGCTCAAGAGGTCCGCAAGGTCAACCGCCAGGCCGACGTGTTCGACCGTTCGGCCGACGACTACGAGGTGAGCTGTGGCGAATAAGGCCCGGGGCACCAACCGCTTCCCGCAGTTCGTGGACAACGTCCAGAACCGCGCTGCGGGGGTAATGACGCAGGCGCTGATGCTTGGCGCAAGCGATGCGGTAAGCCTGACTCCGCGCGACTCCAGCAACCTGATCAACGGCCAATACAAGGACGTGCAGCGCGACGGTACGCAGATCCGTGGCCGCGTGGGCTATGTCGCCGAGTACGCCGCAGCCGTGCACGCCGCCAAGGGCAAGCTGAAAGGCCAGAAGCGGCCGAAGCGTGAAGGCAAAGACCGCGGGGTGTTCTGGGGCCCAAGCGGTGAGCCTCACTTCCTGGCCAAGGGCTTCGAGCGCGCACACCCCAAGATCACCGCGCTGCTGCGCGGCGCCCTGGCAGTCGCCAAGGTCAAGCCATGAGCGCCGCAGCCACCGCCCTGCGCGACTTCTGCGCCCCGCTGCTGCCCGGCTGGGTCTGGCAGTTCGGCCGCTGGGTTGACGACCAGGCCGCGGGCACGCGCTACGGCGTGATCAAGCCCGCCGGTGGCGCCCGTGCCGAGCTGGTGCGCCGGCCGCAGTTCACCCTGACGCTGATCGGCAGCGGCGAGGCCGACATCGGCCCGACCTCCGACGCAGCAGACACCCTCATTGAAGCCATGCGCGCCGGCAGCGGCAGCTTGGTGTTCCTGCAACCGGCCGAGCCGGTCTACATGCCGACCAGCGATGGCCGGCCAGTCTTTGAAATCGCCGTCTCGGCAATCACCACCTGAGGAAACAGCATGTCCGAACAGTTCGTTGGCCGCGATGTCGTCGTCAACTTCGCCATCGCGCTCGAAAGCGCCAGCCCCGCAGGCCTGACCTGGAAGCGCCTGGGGATGATGCGCGGCAAATCCATGAAGACCAGCTGGGACACCGTGGACACCACGGCCGACCAGTCGCCGGCCTTCACCAAGACCAACCTGGTGACCTTCAAGAGCGTCGAGTTCTCCGGCGACGGCGTGACCTACGGCGAGACCGTGGCGAACCAGAAGGAGTTCAAGGCCCACGTCATCAGCCCCGGCAGCGCCACGGGCAACCAGCCCAAGGTGTGGCTGCAGATGATCGACCCGGACGGCGACGAGTACGAAGGCCCGTTCATCGTCTCGGAATGGAGCGACGACCGCCCGTACAGCGATACCGCCACCTGGTCCATGACCGCCATGAGCAATGGCGCCGTGAACTACACCCCCGCCTGATCGAGGAGCCTGAACCATGGCCGCCATCGTCTCCATCAACGCCGCCCAGGTCGGCGCCTTCGCCGCTGCGATCACCACCCTGACCACCAGCGACACGATCACCTTCAACCCCGGCAAGAAGCAGATGATGGTGTTCCGCAACACCACCGGTGGCTCTCTGACCGTCACCATCGACGGCGCGGGCGGCACCACCGTGCAAGCCCCCGGCATCGGTTCGGTGAACGTCTCCGCCGGCCTGGCCATCCCGGTCGCCGCGGGTGCCAGCGTGGCCGTCGTGCTCAGCACCATCAGCGCCTACTGCCAGGGCGTGGTGACGCTGACCGGCGCGTCTGGCCTGACGGCGCAGCTGTTCGACCTTTGATCGTGCTGGTCGAGTGCGGCTTCGTCCGTGTGTGGGCAGGGGGCGGCGAGTGGTCATTCACGCCGTCCTTCGCCCGCATCGCTGGCCTGGGCCGCCCCGATGAAGTCGTCGCCCTGTACGCCGCCCTGCACGGGCCGGACGCCGCGGCGGAAGCCACCTATGTCCTGGCTGGTCTGTGCGATCAGGAAGACCCCACCCCGCTGATCGGCTGGCGGGATGCGGACCATCCGGCCGCCGATGTTGGCGGGGGCTGGCACCAGGGGCTCATGTCGGACATGGAAAAGATCGTCATTGCCCAGCACTTGCTGCAGCACGGCATGGTGGGCAAGGCCCGACCCGAGGGCGAAGCGCCGGCAGAGCAAGGCGCCTACAGCAAGACGTTCGACGCCGCCGAGTACGTGGCCGCGGCCCGCGTGCACCTGGGCCTGAGCACGGCCGACGCCGAGGCCCTGAGCATGAGCGAGTTCCAGCGCATGTTCGAGATGAAGTTCCCCGACGCCAACAAGAAGAAGCGCGACGTGCCCACCCGGGCTGAATACGAGGCGGCCATGGCTGCACTGAAGGGGCGCGCATGAGCGAATCGGTTGGGTCAATTCACTACGAAATCACCGCAGATACGGCTGGCCTGATCGCAGCGCAGCGCACCGCAGAACGGGCCACAAAGGGCATTGCTGACGGCATGGAATCCGCCGGAGCCGCAGCCGACAAGGCGTCCGGCCGATTCCGTGACGCATCCGGAAAACTGCGGGAGGCAAACGGACGCTTTGTCTCGACTGGCGAGGCAGCTGCCTCTGCCGGCGCAAGCCTTGGGACCCTTGAAGGCAAGCTGAACGCTGTAACCCAAGCCATCAAGATTTACGCCGCGGCCCTGGCCCTGGTGAAGTCGGCGCAGATGGCCGACGACACGCGCCTTCTGGCCGCACGTGTGCAGGTGGCCGCCGGAAGCCTTGAGCAGGCCAGCGCCGCGATGGCGGAGCTGCAGCGCATCAGCACGCGCACGCAGACCAGCCTTGAGGCCAACGCCACGGTGTTCACCCGACTGAACTCGTCCATCAAGCAGATGGGTGGCACGCAGTCGGACACGCTGCGCATCACCGAGCTGCTGGCCATGGCCGTGAAGGTCAGCGGCGCCAGCGCGGCAGAGAGCGCCAGCGCGATGACGCAGTTCGGCCAGGCTCTGGGCTCCGGCAAGCTGGCCGGCGACGAACTGCGCAGCCTGCTGGAAAACGCGCCCTACCTCATGCAGCAGCTGGCCAACGGCCTGGGCGTGCCGATCGGTGCGCTGAAGGGCCTGGGTGAGCAGGGCAAGCTGACGGCCGACGTGGTGGTCACGGCGCTGGGCAAGGCTGCAACCACCATCGAGGCCGACTTCAAGCGCATGCCTCAGACGCTGGCCGGCGCCTTCGCTGTGGCCACCGATGCGGCTGCGCGCGCCAATGAAGCGTTCGACACCATGACCGGCGGCAGCGCGGTGCTCACTGGCGTCACCAAGGGCCTGGGCGACGTGCTCGACATGCTGGCCAGCCAGTTCAAGGGCGCGACCACCGAGGCCGACAAGCTGAGCCGCGGCGACACCATCACGACCTGGGCCAGCGCCACCACCTACGCGCTGTCGTTCGTGGCCGATGCCGCCGACTTCGTGGTGCGCGGCTTCCGCCAGACAGGGCTGACCATCTACGAGACCGCGATGGCGGCGAAGGCTGCGGCCGGCGGCGAGCTGAAGGAAGCCGGCGAGCGCATGGTGGACCTGAAGAACAAGCTACTGGACATCGGCGCCGCGGCCTACGCCGGCGCAAAGATGCGGCAGCAGCTGGCGGCCCTGGCCACGACGCCCGAGGCTGATCCGATGGACCGCCGCGCCCGCGGTGGCGGCAGCGCCAGCACCCTCAAGGCGGTGCCCGGCAGCGGCGACAAGAAGCCCGGCGGCTCTTTCGACCCCCTGGCCTACCTGGCCGGCTTGCGTGCCAAGGTGGCAGACGCCTACGGTGAGATCGACGCCATCGAGGAGGAGGAGTTGCGCAAGAACGCTCAGCGCCTGCGGGCCCGGCAGCTGACCGTGGCCGAAGCCGCTGAGGCAGAGACTCTCATCCGCCAGAAGGCGGCGCAGCAGCGCCAGGACATTGGCTTCAAGGAGGCCACCGACAACCTGTTGCGCATCGAGCGTGAGGGCGAGCAGGCCAAGGCCATGCGGCAGAAGCAAGCCGAGGACGCCAAGCGCATTGCCAAGGATGCGGCCGATTACGTCGCCAGGCTGAACCAGGTGGCGAACCCCTTGGACGCCCTGCGCCAGGAGTACGAGGCCAAGCTCGCGATGGTGCAGCGCTATGAGGAGCTGATGGCGCTGGCCGGCGTGTCCGCCACCGAGCAAGCGCAGATCGCCAAGACCTCCATCACGGCCGAATACGAGCGCCAGCGGCAGGCCATGGCAGAGCAGATTTATGCCTCACAGGGCGAGGGGCATGCCCTGCTGCTGGACTCGATCAACGCGCTCTCGAGCACCGCCACCGGGGCCATCATGGGCCTGCTGAATGGCACCACCACGGTCAGCGAGGCCATGCGGTCCCTGGGCCAGGTCATCCTCAATGAGGCGGTCAGCTCCCTGGTGCAAGTGGGCGTGCAGCAGCTCAAGAACGCCATGATCGGCCAGACCGTCGAGGCAGCTGAGAAGACGCGCAGGGCATCGAACGGCGCGGCCTACGCCGCAGCGGTCAGTGCCCAGGTGGTGGGCATGACCGCCCTGGCCGCACAGAATGCCTTTGCTGCTACGGCCGCCATCCCGGTGACCGGCCCCTCACTGGCACCCGCTGCGGCCGCCTCTGCGGCCTCCGTGGCTGGCGCCTTGGGCGCCCCAGCGGTGGCGACCGCTCCACTTGCTGGCGCGCGGCAGTACGGTGGACCCACGACGGCCGGCAACCTGTACCGGGTGAACGAGACCGGCCGGCCTGAGATGTTCACGGCCAGCAACGGAAACCAGTTTCTGCTGGGGACCACCGATGGCACGGTGACCGCAGCGGACAAGCTGGGTGGTGCTCAACCGTGGCGGGTCATCATCAACAACGCCCCGCCGGGGACCACCGCCAGCGTGAACAACGAGGCGCGCATCGTCGAGGTCGCCGTGGCGCGGGCTGAAGCGAACTTTGTGGGCCAGATGAGCGAGAACGCCGGCCCGATGTTCCGCGCGCTGACCTCAGCGACGAACGTGCGCGGCGGGCAGATCTAGCCCTGGGCGGCTTCCTAGCATGGCCGGATGCCTGTCGCGTACCCGCTGAACCTCCGCACCATCATCCGCCAGGGCAAGAGCCGCAGCCAGCCCGCGGCCTTCCGCCTGTCTGAGCCGCGCCGGGGCTACGCCTACGTGCAAGCCACCGGCACCGACACGCCGGTCTTCTGGGACATCACCCTCAAGTTCACGCAGCCAGAAGCGGCCCTGTTCCAGCTTTGGTTCACCCAAGACCTGCAGCGCGGCGTGCTTGAGTTCACGATGCCGATCCGCACCGAGTTCGGCCTCGTCACGCACACCTGCCGGTTTCTCCCCGACAGCCTGCTGCCCGTGCAGGAAGACGGCGAGGTCTTCGTCTACACGGCGCAGATCATGGCCCGGGCGCAGATCATCCCGGCGGGGTTCCTGGCGGGCTACCCAGGTGGATTCGTCGGCCCAATCCCAACGCTGTATGCGCCTCTCGGCGGGGCTTTCGCCGCACCGCTGGCCGGCTACTGGACCGGTGGACTCGCGCCGTTCCGGTTCGATCTCACCGCCGGCACGTTGCCGCCCGGCATCGGCGCACCTGACGCCGCAGGCGTACTGCAGGGCGCTGCGCCCTTTGCGGGGACGCACAGCGGGCTGGTTGTCACGCGCACGGACGCGCTCGGGATCTCCTATGCGAGCAACGAATTCTCGGTGCAGGTCGAAGAGCCGGACCCCTACTTCAGCAACGTGGTCTTGCTGCTCAACTTCGAAGGCGCCGACGCATCAACCGCGGTGATCGACAGCAGCCAGTACGCTGATCACAAGGCCTGCAACACCAACCAGCAGATCAGCACGAACCAGGCGTTCTACGGGGCCAGCTCCCTGCGCGTCAGCAGCGCAACGGTCAACCCCATCGCATGGAGCGGATCGCGGTTCGCGCGCACCGTCCGCGCCCTCACTGTCGAGGGCCGGCATAAGTCGGTGGCGTCCTACAACGGCACCGAGGCTCCGCCTGTGTTCAGGCTCTTCGACAACACGGGGGCGCAACTCATCCACGTCGCCAAGTTCGGGCTCGGCAACACGCTCTCATTCCGGTTCGGCACTGGCACGACGGAAAATCTTGGATACACGCCTGATGCGAACGGGTGGGTGCATTGGGAGATCGGCATCGAAGAGGACGGCACGACGAGGGTGTTTTTCAACGGCGTCGTCGCGCACACGACCAGCTTCATGACTCTGGGTGCCGCCGGCACCGCCTGCGGTGTGTGGGTCGCTGGGACCGTCGCGGCCTCCTTCTACAGCGTCGACCAGTACATCGACGGCATTCGTGTGACGGCCGGCGTCTGCCGGCATACTGCCGCTTTCACGCCGCCGACGAGGCTTCCGACTTTCTGACCCATGGACAAGGCTACGTTCTGGGCCACGAAAAGCCCGCTTGCTGAGTTCGAAGCCGTGGTCTTCGACCACCCGGCCTTCAGCGCACCGATCCGCCTGGTGGCCAACCAGTTCGCCGATGTCACGCTCGACGGCCAGGTGCACACGCCGGCCCCGATGACGATCAAGCCTCCGACCCAGGGCGCTGGCGGCGGCAGCCCGAAGCTGACGATCACCTTCCCGCGCCAAGTGGTGGGCCGCGAGTTCAAGCAGCAGCTCGGGTTGATCGTCGAGGCCGGCGACCGCACGCCCATCACCGTGACGTACTCGCTCTACCTGGGCGTGACCAGCTCGCCCCAGGTGACGTGGACCCTCTACGCCTCCGACGCGGGCGGCGTGGCCTTCAGCCGGGACGCTGTGCAGGTGACGGCCACGCTGGACAACCCCATGCGGCGAGCCGTCGCGCCGGTGTACCTGCCCGAGGTTTTCACGGGCCTGCAGCAGGTCTAAGACCACCCCGAGCAAGCCCTCGAAATGGGGGCGCTTCCTAGCATCCGCGCGATGCTGCAGCTGCTGATGACCCCCCAAGAATTCGCCCTCCGCGCCGTGGGCGTGCCCTGGGTGCGCTGGCGCTCGGACTGGCAGGCCTGTGACTGCTACGGCCTGGTTGTGCTGTACCACCGCGAGGTGCTGGGCATTGACCCCGGTCCCGTCCCACAGACCGACATCGCTTCTGGGTTTGACGCCATGCAGGGATGGGCCAGTGCTGGCTGGACCGAGTGCGGCCCTGAGCCCAACGCTACCGCATTCATGGCATGGCGCGACGGCAAGCCCACCCACTGCGGGATGCTGATCGACGGCGGCCAACTGCTGCACGCGCAGGAGGGCCCTGTAGGCACGGGCGCCGTGCGCATCACCCGGCTGCACGTGCTGGCCCGCCTGACGCCCGATCTGCGCTTCTACCGCTTCGCCCCATGTTGACAGTTATGCGCGACCCCAGCGGCATCACCGGGTGCGAGGTGCACGCCTTCGACCGAGGCATCACGCTGCACGAGAACATCGCGCGGGCCATGCCAGAGGGCGGCGCCGACTGCGAGGTCTACATCAATGGCCAGCGCGTGGACCCGCTGACCGACGCGCGCCTGGACCTGCCGCCCGGTGCTGACGACCTGGTGACCGTGGCCCACCGGCCGCGCGGCTTCGACCCGGTGACCTGGGCCTACATCATCGCCGCCGTGCTGACGGTGGCGGCCTACGCCAGCGCGCCCAAGGTGCCCGGCGAGACGGTGCTCAACGAGAGCCCCAACAACAAGCTGACCGGGCAGACCAACATCGCCCGAACGTACCAAGGCATCCCCGACGTCTACGGCTACCGGCGCGTGTGGCCCGACCTGATCCAGCCATCGGTGGTCGAGTACATCGACAACGTCAAGTACGTGACGGAGTGGCTTTGCGTCAGCCGGGGCAAAGGGACCATCGAGGCCATCCAGTACGCCGACACCCCACTCACCGACGTGGACGGCGCCTCGAATGTGGCCTTTGAGCCAGCCAGCGGGCCCAGCCCTTACCCGGAGCTGAACACCACCACGCTGACGAACGTGTTGGAGGCTTTCGCCACGCCCGACGTCAACGGCCAGGAACTGCCGTTCGCTGTGACCGCGGCCGGAGCGGTTGAACGGCCGGGGCGAATTGAACACTTGGGTGGCAGCAGCTACGCGCTTCGCTTCCCAGATGCCGCTGTGTGGGAGCCCATCAAAGCCCTGGCGCTGGGGTCGGCTCTGCGGGTCGAGTACATCGGCGGCTCTTCCGGCCCGGCAGGCTTCGACATCACCACCACGCTCACCAGCGTCACTGAGACGGCGGGCCCGTTCGTGACCTTCGGCTTGACCCTGACCAGCGGGGTCATCGATCTGACGGGCAACAACCCGTTTGAGGCTGCTTTCCGGGTCAGCCCGCCGCCGGGCTCTCTGCCCGCGACCGTAGTCCGCGGGCCTTTCACGCTGCCCGCAGAGTGCGACCGCATCCGGTTCAACTTGGCCTTCTTGCGCGGGCTGAAGGGGACCGCGGAGATCAAAGCCGAGTGGTGGAAGATCGACGGCTCTGGCGCAGAGGTTTCGGGCACGCGCGAGTCGCGCACCTATCTAGGCAGCGACCCGCCCATCGAGCGCATTGCGGCCGACAGCTTCGACCAGCAGTTCTTCACCCGCGACATCACGCCTGCCGCCGGCCTGGGCCGCTACCGCATCCAGTTCGAGCGGGTCAACGCCACCAGCACAGACGGCACCGACGTGGCGAAGCTGGAAGGGGTGTTCGCGCTGCGCCGCTACGCCACCAAGGTCTTGCCCGGCGTCACCGTGGTGAAGGTCACCACCAAAGCCACAGCCCAGGCAACCGGCTTCAGCGAGCGCAAGTTCAACCTGCGCTGGACGCGCCACGTGCGCCAGATCGACAGCACGACCATGGGCCCCTCGCGGAACTTTGCGCGCGCGATGGTGCACCTGTGGTGCGTGGCCGGCGAGCCGCTGAGCCAGCTCGACACCACCACGCTGGCCGCGATCAACAGCGAAGGCGGCGAGGCCCTGCGCCGGTTCGACGGCACCTTCGACGATGCGCAAATGAGCCTGGGCGACCGCCTGCAGCGCATCGCCGACACCGCGCGCTGCACGCTGTGGCGCGACGGTGACCAGTGGACCGTGACGCGCGACCAGGCGCGCACCGTGCCGGTTGCGCAGCTCGACTACCGCAACTTGGCCGGCGGCGGTGACTCGGTCATCACCTACGCGGCCCACCTGCCGGCCAGCTTCGATGGCGTCGAAGTCGAATACACCGACGAGACCACGATGGCCAGCAAGGCCTACGTGCGCTTGAGCATCGCCAGCGGCAGCGTGAGCACATCGACCACGCCGACGAACCCCAAGAAGATCAGCCTGCCGGGCTGCGTGACCCTGGCCCAGGCCAGCAACCGCGCCCACCTGGAAGCCCGGCGCCTGCTGTACCAGCGGACCACCGTGCGGGACACGGCACTGGCCGATGGCGGGCAGCTTGGCGTGGGCTCGCTGGTGCGCTGGATCGACCCCAACGACTTCGCGGGCGACGACGGCCTGCAGGCTGGCGAGGTGCTGACCATCGCCGGGAGCCTGATCACCACCAGCGAGCCGCTGGACTGGAAGGGCCAGACGTCGGGCCGCATCCTGTTCACCGGCACCAACGGCCAGCACCTGGGGGCGCCTGTGGTGTGCACCCCGCACAGCAGCGGCGCGGTGCAGCTGTCCAGCGTGCCCGCGGGCCTGTTCGTCGCCGATGGCGTGACGCGCCAGCTCGGAAGCCGCTACGCCTTCGGCGTGGGCTTGTCAGAGGCCGAGATTCAGAGCGCCGGCCTGTACCTCGTCCAGGAGGTTAGCCCCGCTTCAGACCGTACCGTCTCCATAGCATTGGCCGCCTATGACGCACGCATGTACGAGGCCGATTGATGCCAGACAGCCACGCCCCGAACTACACCGGGCCTGAGCGCCGGCAGCCCAACATCGTGACCGCTCAGGCGATCCAGTCGGCTGTGGCTGATGGCATCCGCCAGGCGGTGAGCGATCCGGCCCTGTGGGATGCAGCAGGCAAGGCCATGCGCGAGCAGGCGAAGAGCGCGGCGGGCGGGTGGCTGATCGGCGGCGTGCGCGCGGTGCTGACCCGTGCGGCCTGGATCGTCGCCATCTTGGCCGGCGTCTATGCCCTGGGCGGCTGGGGCGCGGTGCTCGCGTTCGTCAAGAGCCAAGGGCCGACGCCGTGAGTGCGCCGGCAGTGTTTGATCGCGGCCTCAGCAGCGGCCAAGACTGAAGGCGCGCAGCGGCCTTTCCGAGCAACCCGACGAGAGGACACGATGCCACTTCCCACCCGCGACATCGGCCCAGGGCTCTACGAGCACTGCACGCCCAAGCAACTGCAGATCGTCAAGGCCGTGGTCAGCAACGGCAGCGCACGGGCAGCAGCGCGCGCCCTGGGCCTGCACAAGAATGTGGTGCAGGCGGCCCTGTCGGCTGTACGCCGCAAGGCCAGCGAAGCACCTGCCGCGCCGCGCCGGCTCGATGCTGAGGTGACCGTCGCCGAAGGTCCAGACGGCCAAGAGCCCATCGAGGCCCTGGTGGCACGCAAGCGCGACCGCTTCGCGCGGGCGTCGGCTGCTGAGGACTTCCACAAGCTGGTGCCTGTGCGCGTGCACCAGCGCGGCCCGGTGGCGATCTGCGCGGTGGGTGACCCCCACGTCGACGATGACGGCTGCGACATCGGCCGGCTTGAGCACGACATGCGGATCATCGGCCGCACCGAGGGCATGCACGCCCTGCACGTCGGAGACATCACCAACAACTGGGTGGGCCGCCTGGGGCGCCTGTACGCCCACCAGAGCACGACCGCCAGCGACGGCATCCGGCTGGCCGAGTGGATGTTCAGCCTGGCGCCGCCCCTGGCGGTGATCGGCGGCAATCACGACCTGTGGAACGAGGGCATGAGCTGGCTGTCATTCGTGCTGCGGCAGTCTGGCACCAAGCTGGTCCAGGCCCACGGCGTGCGGCTCAATCTGATCTTCCCCAGCGGCCAGGCGGTGCGGATTCACGCGCGGCACAACTTCCCCGGCCACAGCCAGTTCAACCCGGTGCACGGCCTGCGCAAGGAGCATCTCTGGGGCTTCCGCGACCACGTCAACATCGCCGGCCACCTGCACACCGACTCTTACTCCGTGGTGCCCAGCCCTGATGGGTTCATGCAGCACATGCTGCGCGTCAGCGGCTACAAGGTGCTGGACGACTACGCGAAGACGCTGAACCTGCCGGTGATGCGCATGGCGCCCACCTGCGCGCTGGTCATCGACCCCGACACCAAGCACCCCGCCGAACTCATAAAGCCCTTCTGGGACTTGGACGAGGCGGCGGACTACCTGACCTTCAAACGGCGGAGGGCTGCAGCGTGATCGCTGAACTGTTCCCCACGCGCCTGTACTGGGCGCACTTCCGCGGCGTGGCCCGCCTGGACGGCCGCGAGGTCAAGCTCAGCGCGCCGCCCCACCTGCTGGGCCTGCACATCGACGCGATCGACTACGTGCCGGGCGTGCTGGCCACGGTGCTGCCGTCGCGCGCCGGCTGGCGGGACATGACCGCCGACGAGCGGGCGCAGGCCGACCGGCTGCTGGTCGAGCTCACCAAGGAGGCCGCATGAAGTGGCTCGAAGAAGCGCGCCGGGCCATCGGCCAGCGCGAGACCCTGGGCCCCAACGACAGCCCGTGGATCAGGCAGATGCTGCAGCGCCTGGGCGCCACCTGGCTGCTTGGCCAGCCCTGGTGCGGCGGGGCCGTGGCGCTGTGGATGCAGTCCGCGGGCCTGAGCATCCCGAAACACTGGTACCGGGCCCGGGCCTGGGCCGACTGGGGGCAGGCCCTGCAGTGGCCCGCCGAGGGCTGTGTGGCCGTGTTCGAACGCGCCGGTGGCGGGCATGTCGGCCTGGTCGTGGGCGAGGACGCCGCGGGCAACCTGCTGGTGCTGGGCGGCAACCAAGGCGATGCGGTCAACGTGCGCGCCTTCCCACGCGCTCGAGTGCTGGCCTACCGCTGGCCGGCCGGCGTTGATCTGCCGCGGCAACTGCAACTGGCGCGCGGCGAGGCTGCAGCCACAACCGGGGAGGCTTGAGCCGTGGACTGGAAGAAGATCGTCGGCGCCGTCGCGCCCACTCTTGCCACCGCCCTGGGCGGCCCGCTGGCCGGCATGGCCGCTGCGGCAGTGTCCGACGCCCTGCTGGGCAAGCCGAACGGCTCGGAAGCCGAGATCGCCACCGCGCTGCAGGCCGGCGGCCCCGACGCGCTGCTCAGGCTGAAGCAGGCCGATCAAGCTTTCGCCGTGCGGATGCAGGAGCTGGGCATTGACCTGGAGCGCGTGCACGCCAACGACCGCGCAGACGCCCGGGGTCGTGAAGTCAAGACCGGCGACAAGGCCACGCCGCGGGTGCTGGCCGGGTTGATCGTCGGCGGCTTCCTGCTGATGGTCTGGTTCGTCCTGGCCGGCCACGTCGGCGGCCTGAAAGACCCGGTGGCCGCTGGTCTGATCGGCACGCTGATCGGTTACGTCAGCGCCAAGGCCGACCAGGTTGTCAGCTACTACTTCGGCAGCAGCGCGGGGAGCGCCGAAAAGACGGCCTTGCTGGGCAAGCGCTGACCATCACGAGCGCGGCCTCGAGATGGTCAAAACCTTCTAACGGCCGAAAAGCCTTCCCAGGCAAAACCGCGTGAAAATCGACGCGGGCCGTTAGAACAAACGGGCTGCAAACCCACGTAGATACTAGAAAATGAGCCTGTTGAACCCTCATATGTGCGCTGCGTGAATCTGCGGCGCAATATATCGTCTAAGGCTATGATTTGTTTGAGGTTTCAAGCCTCGCCGGGCCTGCCTCATTTTGTGGCGGTTTTCTAACCCGCCGAGATTCTTCTAACCACTACTTCGTGGCGCCGGTCTTTTTGACCCCGCGCGAGCGCACGTAATCTGCTGTCTGCGCCTCTGTCGAGTGGGCGCCCATCGTCCGTGCAGCCGGCATCCCTTCGGCGGCTTCTTTGTCCGTCAAGGCCTTGGCGCGCAGGTCGTGGAAGTGCACGCCGACCACGCCGGACTTCTTCAGCGCACGCTTCCACATGCTGTGCGCGCCGTCGTACGTCAGCGGGGTGCCATCCTGGCCTGTGATCAGGTAGCCGCTGACCACCCGCTGGCTGGCCTTGCGCTTGAGCAGGCGCTCGGCCTGCAGCCGTTTGATGCGGTCCACGGTGTCGCGCAGCTTCGGCGTCCACTCGATCACCACGCCCGCGCCGGTCTTCTTGCGGGTCTTGCTGGGTCGGAAGCGCAGGCCCTCGGGCGTCACATGCGGGGCGTCGATGTCGTCGGGGTCGCGCTGCCAGCGCAGCTCGAGCAGGTCGCCGATGCGCTGGCCGGTCAGGTAGGCCAGGTCGATCAGTGCCGCCAGCATGTGCCCGGAGCGGGCAAAGCCGCCGGCCTCGCTGCGGATGCCGGCCACCTTGATGCGGCGCAGCTCGCTGTCGGTGATGTACCGCGTGCGTGCCGGCGTGCTCATGGTCTTGATGTGGTCGACCGGGTTGTCGGTGCGGAACCCTCGCTCGACGCTGTACCGCATGATCTCGCGCAGCATCGAGCGGTGGCCGTTGTGGGTGCGCGGCTTGACCCGCAGCGGGGCCAGGTACTCGGCAACGTCTGGCGCCTGCACCTGGCCGGCGCGGAACTCGCTGAAGCTCTCGGAGAGCTGACGGCACATACTCCGCTCGTCGATCTGGGTCTTCGGCGCGTGCCTGGGCATCACGTCGCGCTGCCACGCTGCGATCACCGCGGGCATGCGGTCGTCGGCCAGGCCTTCGGCCAGCTTGGCCGCCAGCGCCTGGTACATGGCCGGCAGGCCGTCGTCGATCAGGCTCAGCTTCACCCAGACGCGCTTGGTGCCTTCTGCGCGCACCCGGTAGTACCAGCGGCCCTTCGGGAACACCCCGGTGGGCAGGGCGGTGCGTTTGGCTGCGTTCATGGGTAGCTTTCGGCGCTGTAGATCGCCCGATCCTGCGCCTGCAGCGCCACGCTGGGCCGCTTGTAGATCATGGCGGCCACGCGCCGGCCGACCTCGGTAGCGGTCAGCATCGAATCGCATCGCTGGCCGTCGATCTCGGCTGCGTGCTGGTCGCATCGCCCGTGCGTGGGCACGTACAGCGTGATGGTGTGCAGGACTTCGCCGGCACCGTCCAGCACCTGAACGCGCTGCCACACGCTCAGCGGCTCGGGCCTGTGGGCACTGGCGGCAGGGTGAGGGCCAGCGCCTCGCGGCGCGCGTCCTGCGTGGCCTTGCGGCGGCGCAGGGCGTCGGGGCTGTTGGCAGCGGCCCAACGGCCGCGGGGGGCGTCTGCGACTTTTCATAGTTGGCGTATCGACTAGTTAGGCCCCGCAAGCCCTGCGAATTGCCATCACAGCATCAGCGGCGGCAGTCCGCTCGCGACCGCTGCGGCCCATCGCGTCCGCGTATGCCGCGCAGCAAGCCGTAACCCACCGCTCGCGCTCTGCGGCCACGGCGGCTAGTGCGGCGTCCAAGCGAACAACGTTCTCTGTGCCGCTCTGCAGCCGAGACAAAATCACGAACGCCTGCTGCCTCAGCGCCTCTTCTGGCAGCGGGCCTAACACCTCGCTCAAAGGGACCGCCAACGGCTTGTCACTGTTGCTCATCTTCGTAATCCTTCCTGGCCGTTGCCGGCCCCTTAGCTCGAACGTTAGATGCCTTGCCAATGCTTGCCACCAGGGCGCGCATTGCGGCCACAAGCGGTGTCGGCCCAGTGCAGTCGGCGTGAGTCCGTCCCTCCCATGAAAGGCCAACGGCTCGCCACTCGCCGTAGTACACGCCCATGTCTACCTTGGGCTCAATCATCAGCTTCTCTCGCTCGATCAGCGGCCCCGCCTGCGCCCAGTTCAGGTCCGGCGCAAAGCCGTAGCGCGTCAGGCTGTACGGCAGGCCGGTCGGGTCTTCGCAGATCCATGCGCCCAGCTTCCCGCCGCCCATGTCCTCGCGGTACACCTTCCAGCCAATCGCCTCGGCAACCGCTTTGCGGAGCTTTGCGCCCTTCAGTGTGTTTGCATCCACGGCATCTAACCCTGCGTTGCAGCGGACGGCCCTCGGCCGCCCAGGTTCATCGACTGTCCAGCGGGCCGCCGCTGAACTCCACGTTAGGCGTGTTCAGGCGCTCCACCAGTTGCGTTCCGGCGAATCTCGCGACACTGCTCGCGGAACAGGCGCGCGTTTTGCAGCGCGGCAGCCGAGGTGCTGAAAGCTGTGCCGTTGTCGGTGGCAACCATGCAGCCGTAGATCGTGCCCACGAAGCCGCGCCACAGGACACTGTTTCGCACCTGATTGAACGGTTCCGCGGCAATGTCGGTGTCCAGCGCGTTCGCGTAAGCCGCCGCCTTGTCAAAGTCAATCACAGCAATGCTCCTTGGTGGCGGGTCGGGGCCTGCGCACGGTCAATCGCGCCCAGCAAGCCGGCCAGCTTCTCGGCGTCGTCGCTGTCGTCGGGGTCAATCGTGCGCAGAATCGCCGCGCAGTCGGTCAGCAGCCCCAGCAGCACGGCGTTTTCGCCTTCAATTCGTCGTCCAATCTCGTCAACCTTGTCGCACTCTGGGCCGCTCAGCTTGAAGCCAGCGTCCCACATTTCATCCAGTAGCCAGGTTGCAATCTTTTCTTGGCTCATCGTCTTTCCTTCCGGTTATCAACCACACGCCTAACACCTCGCTCAAAACGGACACGCAACAGCTTGCCGCCCTGGCCGCGAGGCCGTGTTGTTAATCTTCGGCTTCGCGGCCAGGTCGTCAACCTGCCGCGTGCCGCTTAGCTCGAACGTTAGGCGTGTTGCTTCATGCCGCCGCTTTGGCCTTGGCCTTCTCGGCTGCTTCGCGCTCGCGCGCCCACTTCACGCCGCGCGCCACGGCCTCCGCCAGCGTGTCGCCGTACAGCCAGGCCGTGTTGTAGTAGCCCCAAGAGAAACTGGCGCCCTCGCCCTTCTTGTTCCACTCCATCACCGGCCGCGCGAACTGCACCGCGAACCCCCACTTGTTGGTGCGGCACGCCCACTCGCAGAACGACTCGCGGAACAAGGCTTCGTCGTCAAGCTCGGCCAGCAGCGCAGCCGGTATGTCCGGGAAGCACCGTTGCAGCGTCTCTTCGTCCTCGCTCTCCAGCAGCTCGCGCAGCGGGTCAGCCATCGCCATGCCATCGTTCAGCATGCCGGCCAGCAGCACTACCTGCTCCATGCGCAAGGTCGCATCGTCCAGGCGCTCATACAGCTTCTTCATTCGGTTGTCCTTTCGCTTCGGATACACACGCCTAACCCCCGGGTCGAGCTGACCCGCCGCTGGCGGGCAGCTCACCCGGACCGTTATGCAGCGCCAACAGCCGGCGGGGCGGCCATCGCAGCGGCTGCGCGAACAATCAGCCGGCGAACTACTGCGGTTCGCTCCTCGTCGCTGCGCACAAATGCCGCATCGTCAATCTCGTCCTCGTCTGACACGCTGGCCGAGAAGTCGCCCTGTGCAATGTTCAGCTTGAGCTTGCAGGCCAGCCGCAGGGCATGGCCGTCATCCTCCAGCGGGTTCCACAGCCCATTGTCCGGGTCTCCCGTATTGATGCCGCTGTCGCCCCAGTAGCGCATGTAGTCGCCTTCGATGCCAGCGGCCTTGGCGGCCAGTTCCAACAGTTCACGGTCAGTCGTCATCATCTGTCCTTTGTTGTGCGCCACCAGGGCGCTGCATAACAAGCCGGTGTAGCGGATCGCCCCTGGCGGGGCTCCCGCTAACCGCCAGCGTTGAGCCTCAAGCTGCAGCCCTAACCCGCACCTGCGGAGGCCGCACCTTCGGCCGGGCCTCGCCCTTCTGCCCAGCGCACACGGCCTCGTAGTGGGCCCGCTCCAAGATAACGGCGCCATCGGTGGGCGACCGGCGGGCACGTGCGAAGCCCAGGCGGTGCAGCTCGTCCAGTTGCTCGCTGGACCTGCGGTAGCCGGTCAGGGCGACCAGCTCGGGCGGTGTGAGGGTGATGGTCACAGCGACCCCCTCTGGTCAGCCCGCATGGCCGCAGCTGCTGCAGCCTCAAGCCCGGCGCGGCCGTTCTCGCCGTCCCATCGGGCGTTGATCGCCTGCCAGCGCTCGCCTATGCGGTTGCCGTCAGAGGTCAGCCACTGCCAGATAGTGGCGTGCTGTGCCGCCGTGGCCGGCGCGGCGGGGGCTGCGGCGAGCATGGCGCGGTAGTCGCGCACGAACTGGTCGCAGTAGCGGTAGCAGCCGGCTTTTGCCATCGCCTGCGTCGGCATCACCGGCACCAGCGCGAAGCCCTGCGGCACGGCCACCGGCTGCGCAGCAGCCCACGCCGCCGCCAGTTCCAGCACCGCGCTGGCGCTGCACTCGGCACCGGCCGCGGCGCTGTCGTTGCCACGCTTGCGCTGTTCGTCGGCGTGGGCCAGCAGCATGTCGTGGGCTTGGTTCAGCAGCCCGGCCTGCTGCTCGGTCATGGCTTGGCGGGCCACCATCTTCCCGGCGTCAGGAATATGGTCGGGCTGCGCATCTGCCGCCGCCAGGGCCTGATCGCGCATCTTCTTGACCTCTGCGATGCACTCGCTCTTGGTCAGGCTGTACGGGTTCTGGTTCAGGCGCTGGATCACCGTCAGCAGGACATCGGCCGGCGTCTGGATGCGGGGGGAATTCATGCGAAAAGCTCCAACTGCGGCGCGGCGGCCGTGGCCGTGGGCGCCTGGTTGATCGGTGCGGTCTGCCGGGCCAGCCACTGCGCCTGGGTCTCGCGGACAACGCGGTTGTGGGCATCGCGCAGTGGCCGGCCGTCTGGGCCCGCGACGGCCAGCAGCCAGTTGCTGAACGGCTGGCCCATCGCGTCGGTGTGGCCCTCGGCGGCCCAGGTGACGAAGTCGGCGTGGTTCATGCGACCTCAACCGGCTGCAGTTCGTCCACCGTCTTGAACGTGGTCCAGCGCGGATGGCTCTCGCGCACCCGGCCGTTGCGGTCGGTGTGCTGCGTCACCGGGCCGGTGCTCTCGCAGCTGATCAGCTCGACGCCGGCCAGCTGGTCAACAGCGCGCACGACCATCGGGTGATCGTCGAATGCCGTCACGCCCACCCGGGCGCTGGGGCGCGTCTGCACCAGGTCGCCCACGGCGGGGGTCCAGAAGAGGTCGGGGGTCATGCGGCCTCCCGCAGCGCCTGGCGCTCGCTGTAGTTCGCGGCCACCAGGGCGCAGGCCAGCGGCGGGCAAACGCTGTTGCCGCACATGCGCACCTGGGCGTCCTTGGGCAGCACGCGGCCGTCGTGGCCTCGGTCGATGATGTAGCTGGCCGGGAAGCCCTGGGCCGTGTACAGCTCGCGCGGCTGCAGCATCCGCATGCCGATGTCGGCGATGGCGTACTGCTGGCCGGCCACGGTCACCAGCGCGAAGCGGGGCTTCGTGGTGACGGTGTGCATGGGGTCGGGCAGCGGCGTGTCCTGGTCGCTGCCGTAGTAGGCGGTCAGGAAGGCGCTGACCAAGCCCATGACGTTGCCTGTCGATGGCCGGCTTGGCGTGCCACCGGCCGTAACGGTGTGCACGGGCTCGGCCAGGCCGCTGCCAACGCTACCTGTGCGGAACTTGGTGATGGTGCCGGCCACCAGGCTGTGGTGGTCCTGCGTGGTCACCGTGCCGATGGGCTGGCGCAGGTCGGTGCCGACCACGCCCGTGTAGTGCTTGGCCAGGAAAGCGGCCACCAGGGCATGCTTCGCAGCGCCGGCCACCACGGTGCCCAGCGGCTTGTCCAGGCCCGGCACGCGGGGCGCCTGGCCTTCGCGCTCGCCGTAGCCGGTCTGCACCAGCGTCGGGCTGCACAGCAGGTGCTCGGCCTTGGTGGTGATCGTGCTGACCGGCTCCGTGATCCCGCGCACCTTGCCGCCGTCACCGTGGCCGGTCTGGCCGATGCGCACCACGTAGGGCTGCGCGGCGTTGACCACGTACCGCATGACCCCATGGGCGATGCGGCGCAGCGTGGCCTCGGCCAGCGGGCGCTCGCGTTCGAAGATGCTGGGGCAGGGGATCGACCAGTCGATGCAGTCGGCCGCGGTGCGCCAGGGCATCAGGCCCTTGGCCTTCGCGTGCTTGGGGTCGGCGTGCGTCGGCTCAGGCCACACGATGGGCATGCCGTCGCGGCGGGCCACCAGAAACAGGCGCTTGCGGATGGTCGGCGCGCCGTAGTCGCAAGCGCGCAGCTCGCGCCACTCGACCATGTAGCCCAGGGCCTGCAGCTGTGCCACCCAACGCTGGAAGGTGCGGCCCTTGCGCTCGGGGCAGGGGCGGCCGTCTGCGGCCAGCGGGCCCCAGGTCTGGAACTCTTCGACGTTCTCCAGGCAGATGATGCGCGGGCGGGTCAGCTTGGCCCACTTCACCACCACCCAGGCCAGGCCGCGCACGCGCTTGCTGACGGGCTTGCCGCCCTTGGCCTTGCTGAAGTGCTTGCAGTCGGGCGAAGCCCACAGCAGGCCCACCGGCCGGCCTTCGGTGACGGCCAGCGGATCGACCTCGAAGACGTCCGACACGAAGTGCTGGGTCTGCGGGTGGTTGGCCTGGTGCAGGCTCACCGCGGCCGGGTCGTGGTTGACCGCGATGTCCACGTGCCGGCCGATGGCCTGCTCAATGCCGGTGCTGGCGCCGCCACCACCTGCGAACAGATCCACCACCAGCTCGTCGGACAGCGGCAGGATGAATTGAGGCTTCAGCATCAGATCGCTCCCACCCGCGCCCAGTGCGACACGCCATCCAGCGGGACACCCGAGTCGGCCGCGATCCACTGCGCGCCGTCCCAGTAGCCCGCGTACCACTCGCCGTCGCCCCACAGGAGCACGGTCTCCATCGCGTCAGGATGCGCCGACGCCACCGGCACCCACTCCAGCGTGGTGTGCACCACGCCAGCGGGTTCCAGCATCAGCACCGGGCCGGGGGTGCACACCACGGCGTTCATTGCAGGACCGCCGGCTTCTTGGCCGTGCGCTTGGTGGGCTTCTCGGTCACGCCAGCGGCGGCCAGGGCCTGGCGCATGCCGGCCTCCAGCTCGGCCTGCTCGGCCGCGCCATCGTCGGCCAGGGTGCCGGCGTCGTCGTCGGCCTGGCCTTCGCCGGCCGCGGTCGGGGTCTTCAGTTCAAACGGCATGGTCAGGTGCCTTCCAGTGGTGGCGGTGGGGAAGAAAAAGGGCCCCGCTTGCGCGGGCCGCGTGGCAGTCATGTGGCCCAGGGAGGTACAAAGCCGACGCCAGGCGGGCAGGCCCGGGAAAGGGTTCAGCGCCGGCCGATGGACCGGCCAAAGTCGATGGCCTCGCCGCGCAGGCGCTCGCGCGCCGGCTGGTCGGCCGCCAGAACCAGGGCCATCAAGGCCCCGGCGTAGAACGTGCGCTGCAGCAGGGCCGCGTGGTCCTGCATCGCAGGCGCCGGCAGCACGGCGGCCTGGTCTTCCCAGGCCTCGCTGAGGCAGGTGGGTTTTTTGGCGGTGGCTGCCATGGCTTCAGGCCGACACGCCTTCCTCGATCAGATCGAGGTGGCGGTGCAGAGCGGTGCAGATGCGGCCGAAGTCGCTCTCGCGGTACAGCTTGGCGGCCTTGTCGGTGGCGGCCGGCGCGATGCCCAGCGTGTCGGCCACGAACGCGGCGGTGACGGTGAAGCCCAGGCGCTCGCAGATCGTGCCCAGCTTCAGCGTGGCGGGCTCGTTGGCCGGCTGGCGGATGGTGGCGGGGGCCGACGATGCCGACATCGTGGCGAACGGCATGGGGCGGTCCAGGGGCTCAGCGCGGGGCAGGATCGGCGCCGGGGCCGGGACAGGTGCAGGCACTGCAGCCGCGGCAAGCGCTGCCGCTTCGCGCTGCTGCTGCTCGGCCAGCCGGGCGGCTTCCTGCTCGCGGGCCCGCTGCTCGGCCGCGGCGATGCGTGCGGCCTCGTCGGCCTTGCGCTGCGCCTCGCGGGCCGCTTCCTGGGCCCGGTGCGTGGTCACCCGGGCCTGCACCAGCGCCACGAAGTCGGCGTGCGGCTTGTGCACCAGGTCGCGCAGGTCGGCAAACAGGAACTCCAGCCCCTCGGCGTGGTCCCGGTACGCCGCGGCGTTGGCACGCACCAGGCGGGCCGCGCCATCGGCGGCAATCTTGGCTTGCGCCAGCGTGGTGTCCAGCGCGTCCTGCATGCTGGCAATGGACCGCTTGCCCTTGATCGCGCCGGCGAAGTCGGCCACCTGCTGCTGGATGCGGTGCGGGTGCAGTTCGGCGTTCACCGCGGTGACGTGGGCGTCCAGCGCGCGGCGGGCGGCGGCGACGGCCTCTTCCTTGATCTCGACTTTGCGGCGCTCCACCAGCTTCTCGGCGGCCAAGCGCGTGTCGCGGGCCAGCTTGCGGCAGTCGGCCACGGCGCGGCGCATGGCTTCCACGTCGGTGATGCTGGCCAGGGCGCCGGCCTCGGCCTGGTCGAGCGCATCTTCGGCGCGCTTCAGCGCCTTGCACGCGGCGTCCACCGTGGCGAATTCGTTGTCCGTGGCCGGGGCCTTCGGCATCTTGCCGATGAAGGCCCGCAGGGCTTCGGCGAACGTCGGCAGGTTGCCAGCCACCGACAGCGCGCCATCCAGGCGCACGCTCACGGCCGGCAGGCTCTCCATGTGCTCGGCCTGGGCCGGCTCTGCGACAGCCGGGGGCGCGTAGGCCGCCAGGTCGGCTTCGAACTGCTGCCAGCCGGCCACGATCTGGGCGCGCAAGGCGTTGTCGGGCGTGTACCAGCAGTGGCGGGCCTCGACCAGTTCGCCGTCGTCGCTCCAACGGCTGGCCATGAACAGCACGCGCTGCGCGCCGCTCACCATGAGCTGCTGCTCCATCTGCACGCGGTAGTGCAGGGGCAGCTCACGGCCGCTTGCCACCTCGCGGAACTCGGGCGCGATGCTCTCGATCTGGTCGAAGGCGGCGCGCAGCTGGTCGTTCAGCGTCTTGTGTTCGAAGGCCACGTCTTCGCCGAACGTCAGGCCGTCGAAGCTGGCCGACAGCAGGCCATTGCTGGCCGTCACCGGGTACAGCGGCTCGCCGACGATCTCTTCGCCCAGCGGCCGGGCCAGGGCTTCGAAGCGGTGGCCGGCGTCAAACACGCGCTGGGTCGCGGTGTCCACGTCGGCCGTCAGGCCGGTGTGCACCTCGCGCAGGAGCTGGGCGCGGGTCTTGTACGGGCTGCAGCCCATCATGGCCGGCGCATCGCTGGCGTTGCGGTGCTTGGCGCGGTAGGCGTGCCACTCGGGGCTGCCCTGGGTCAGTTGGTGGATCTTCATTGCGCGGCTCCTTCGCT